GAAACAACAACCAAAAGAATATAGCAAAGAGTGGAGAAAGGAGATTGAAGCACTAAATGAAGATTACAATGCTACTGATGATTTAGCATCAGCATTGAGAGAAGTAATTAATGACGATGATATAGAATCTTCAGAAGCAAAAAACCCAGAATCCCATATCGCTTCAAAAATATATGAAGCAATTAAAGAATTAAGATTTGAGTCTGAACATGTAAAAGACCCATTTACTAAGAAATTCAAAGACCAAACCTTTGATAAGTTAATGAGTAACAAAAACCTACTTGCGTCTTTTCTGCATTGGGCCATGAGAAAGGGCAAAAACGCACTTCCTTTGCGAGTTTGGGAAAACTACCTCCCGAAAGGCGACCAAATTACAGACGGGTATGACGGCCTTGACCTACATAGTAAGGACATACCCCTCTACATTATGGAGCATTATGGGGAGAAGAAAGACACACAAGGGGTTAAAGGCAAAGTTAAGGCATCAATGTCTTTATTGAAGGATATAATTGAAGAAAACTATTCCGAAAATGAATGGAAACTGTTGCTCGGTGTCGAGATTCTGAAAGAAGAAAAACAAGATATAGATTTTATCACACCAAATAAGCCAATGTATAGAATCTTCGAGTTAGAAGATATAAATGAACTTAAAGGATTTACAGGTGAATGGTTGGTTCAAGAGAAATATGATGGAATGCGTATTCAGATTCATAAAATAGATGATAAGGTTAAAATTTATTCTTTCAATGGAAAAGACATTACTGATAAGTGTCCTAAACAAGTTGAAATAATGAAACAAAAGAAATTCGGTGAATGTATTTTAGATGCGGAATTGTTAATGTTTAAAGAGAATAAACCATTACATAGGGCGCAAGTAGTAGCACACGTATTTAAAAATAAAGAAGCCGAGGGTGAATTAAAAGCCCATGTATTTGATATCTTAAGACATAATGATAGGAATATGACAGAAGAAATATTACAAGATAGAATTCAAACATTATTCCAAAATTATTCCGTTCATTCGGATGAAATGTTAGCATTCCCTTCTAAGAAAGATACTCGTATTGCTGATAGCATTAAAGATATTGGTGATTATGCTAAAGATATTATGAAAATCCCAACGGCTGAAGGGGTTGTAATTAAAGACTTAACTTCTACTTACATTAAAGGTGCAAAAAAGAATCCAAAATGGATTAAGTGGAAGAAGTTTATTGATTTAGATTTAATGGTATTAGATAAAAAATCAACTAAATCTAATATGTTTTCTTACACGTTAGGTGCTGGACCTGTAACCATTGAAGAATCTAGAAAATTAGATACTAAAAAGGTAGATGATAGATTTTATTTGAATGTAGGTAAAGCACTTAATACTAAAGTGGATGTTGATGTTGGTTCAATTATTAGAGTAAAGGTGGATGAAGTTAGACGCAACAAAAAGGGGCAATATAGAGTCTATACTGCTAAATTTGTTGAAATTCCTGAAGTAGAGTTACCTGATAAGGTAGTTACTTTAGAATTTTTAGCAGATTCAAAGGATGGTAAATCAACTGACTATAAAACTTCAGCATTAAGTAAAGCAATTATCATTACTGATAATATACATGGCGAAGCAGAAATTATTTGTAAAGAGGATTTGGATGGCTTCACTATTTATGGATTTGAAGAAGACAATTTAATGGCAAAAAATGCTATGCTAGATATTGATATTTGGAAAGAACAAATTGGGGAAATTTACAAAGAGAGAAAGGGTAAATTTAGAGTTGGTATTAAAAACTTCTTAGAAGAACAAAATGAGAATACTGCTAATATTAAAGATATTATAGAACACATTAGTAAAGATAAAGGATTAGCGGAATTATATTCTGAAATTTTTGATAACAATGAGAAGAAACTAATAGAATATTTAAAAAACCAAGCAGATGAAATTAATTATTCTAAAAACAATAATTTTATTGCTGATGATACTGTAATTGAAAAAGATGATTCTGATTATAAAACACCTGAAAATTATAGAAATGGTAAATTTAAGTTATATTTAAGAAAAGATGAAAATTTATCTTTAACCTTTATGTTAGATGATGTTAAATTAGGTTGGGAAATTCAAATTAAGTCTGTTGATGATGTATTTAATCTATTCGGTAAAGCAGGTAAATATCCTGCTCAAGTTCAAACAACAGTTTCTAAAGAAAAACTCATTGATGAAGGTGATGTTGAATTAGGTGTGCAAAGACATGGTTATCATGAATATTTCCTAAAAGGTGAAAAATTTGATACTAAACTTCATTTAAGAGTAATACCTATTAAAGAGCAAAAGCAATGGTTGGCCTTTACTAGTTTTGAAGATAAACCTGTTGAACCTAAAACAGATGATGGAATATGGGATATTAGAGAGGACAAGAACAAGGATTTGTCCTTCACTACCCTTGATTGACCTTCGCTTTAAGTAGTAGTCGCTGGATGTGGGAATATGTCGGAGGCTACTATGCTAAAGACTGTAAATATGAATCCAATGGATTTTCAAATAATAAAATCAGATGATTTGTATATTGGTGGATATGCGTCTATTGAAATTGTTGATAAGCAAAATGATTTGATTACTCTTGAAGCATTAGATGAGGCAGTTAAGAAGTTTATGGTTGATACCAAATATAGAAATGTAATGACAAATCATTCTAATGTTCAAGTTGGTGAAGTAGTTAAAGAATATAGAGATACAACAGGGAGATTGTGGAAAACAGATGTTGATGATGTTGGGTTCTTTGTAGTGATTAAGTTAAGGGATGATATTGAAAAGGCTAAAGAGGTTGGAAGGGAAATTAGAAAAGGTGCGCTACGTTCATTTAGTATTGGTGGACAGGCATTAGAAAAAAGAAAACGTAATAATAAGGAACTTGGGGATTATAACGAAATTAGTAAGTTAGAATTGCATGAAGTAACTATTTGTGAAAAAGGCATTAATCCAGAAGCAAAGTTTGATATTCTTAAACAAGAGGTAAGTAATATGACAAATATTGAAAATGCAATTAAAGAATTAAATGTGCTGCTAAAGGCTATTTCAGAAGTTGATGAATCACCTGAAGAAGTTGAAGCAAGATTATTGGCTGAAGCAGCAAAAGGACGAGCAAAATTCACAACGGGTGATGTTGGCGGTGCTTCACATACGGGACATGAACCCGTAGGAACCACTCAAGCAGAATTAGATAGACATAAGAAACAAAAAGAAGAAGATATGTATGTTGCAGGAAGTGGTGAAGATTTAGCATTTGATGTGCTTCCTGATGAACCGATAACGGAAGAAATGATTGATGAAGAACATGAAAAAGTAAAACTATCCGATGAAACGGAGGAATTAAAGATGACAGAAGAAATGACAGATGACATTGAGAATGAGGAATACATGGATTCCTCGGATGACACAGAACTAAAAGGAAAGAAAGATTTACCAACAGGTTACTTAGAAAGTGGCGAAGATGGTGAAACAGTGGTTGAAGGCGGAAAACCCCGAAACAAGCACCAGCAAATTTCAGTCCCAAGTGGCGCAAACCCAACAGATGTTGGTAAATCCACATGGAGCGGTGAAACACACGGTCTTGACCTAAGCCACGAAAATCTTGAGAAGGCTTATCAACAGTTTAAGGCCGAACAGATGGAAAAACTCGCTTATGATGATATTAAGCGCAGTTTCCAATCTCGACTTAACAGTGAATTATCTGTTAAGAAGGCAAATGTTGAGCGAAATGAATACGATGCTCAGGCAGAAGTATCAGAACTCAAGAAGCAATTTGGCGAATTACTTGACGCGCTCAAGAATGATGCTGAAATGACAATTGCAAAGCAACAGAAGGTTGTTGCTGATATGAACATTCCATCTTACGAGGAAATCTCAAAGATGGATTGGAATGACATTCACCTAACAATGCAGCGTTTGGAGGAACGACGCTGAAATTTAGAGTGACAGAAATAAAAGGTGATTAAAATGACAAAATATATTAATACTTTGAAAGACCTTGAAGCAGCAACATACGGTAACTTTGGTAATAACAGCATTATCAAGGGTGCTT